TGACAAAAGCTATTGGCATTTCGTTTCCTGCTGCTCCGATTCCAAGATCTAATCGGAATTGAGTTGTTGATGCCGCAGAGATATTTGCTGGCCCACTAGGAATAACAACTAATCCTTGGTAGTCTTTTGTTGTTGCCTCCGTGATCTGCACCCATGTGCTGCTCGATCCACTCATTGCCGTACCAGTGCTAGTGGATGTACTTGTACCTAAAGTATCTAAAGATGTTGGCAAACGATCAGAAAAAGGGTTTAATATAGAATGACCATAAGATGTAATATTCTGCATAGTTAAAACTCTGGATCCTGTTGCTGCTCTTACTCTCATGGCTACTCTAGTTGCTCCCTCTATCCTAATAGGAAGAATAAAAAATGGTCCCGCGCCGCCGGTATTCCATGATCCTCCAACCGCTATGTTTTGAGCTATAATGGTTTCCGATCCTGCTGCTCCTTTGGCTACATCCAATAACATAGAATTATCTGTATTGGCAGCTTGATTATTTCCTACGCACTGTATATGTATGGCATGAATAACACTGGTCGATGGTATAGAATTATTAGCAATATATTGAACCCAAGCACCGGGAGTATTTGGTGTAGCGGAAGCTGTCATTGAGTTTCCGTTATTATTAAAATTTAGAAAGTTCGAACCGAGAGATCCAATCCAAGTAGATGGTTGTGTCAATCTTGCTGACTGACTAGATAAATATCCACGACGAAAAGATGGTTTTATGCTCATATTATGTAATCTCCACTCCAAAGGCAGAAAAAGCTAAAGCATTTGCTGTGCCGCTACGAACACTTATGACATCTGTGGTTGCTAAAGTAATACCAAGGGTCAATGTTAATGCGTCGTTACCACCAAGAGATATATCATAAGCTATATAATGTTGATTAGCAATGGCTGCGCCAGCGGGACGAACGGCTATTCTGAATGTTGCTGCTGATGTTGTTAAATTAGCTATAGAAATTGTGGATAAAATTGTTTGTGTTAACGACGGCGCAGTATACAGGTTTGTGAGCGAGCTGTCTGTTGGAGCAGCTTGGCCTAATACTTTATGAGTTTGTGGCATATTTAACCTCCCATGAATAAAAATGGATGTATTATATTATTAGCTTTTATGTTTCCAGCAACCTCTAACTTTTCTGACGGATTATTTTGTCCAATACCAATATTACCACTACTGTTAATAACAAAATCGTTTAAATTATATCTTCCAGCAACTATACTATCATTACTAAATACTTCAAATACTGGAAGACCAGCATTATTATTAACACTCATCAAGCTTCCACTAAGGCTATCAATTACACTAAATAAACTACCATTAGTGCCTTCCACATTAAGCACAGTATCTCCACTTGTAGCACTATAAGCATGTAGTAAAGCATTAGGGGCTATTCCGGTTGTAACTGATGAAAATAAGCCAGAACCACCAGCTACATGTAAACGCCCGCTAGGGGCTGTGGTTCCTATACCTAAATTACCAGTGTTAGTTAATCTCATCCTTTCTGTCGCTGCTGGAGTAAATTTAATATGTTGGGCAGTGGTCCCTGCATTGTAGTTGTTGCCTATTTCCGTCCATTGACTAAATGCTTTAATCGAAATTGTTCCGCCTTGCCCGCCCAAAGCAATTTCGTTATCTCCTCCTCTTATTACCAAGCTATCGCTGGTATCATTAAATAATCTATTATATGTTATCGGAACTGTTGTTCCAGAGCGAGATATATATAAAGAACCTTGAGAATAAGAATCTCCGAAAACATGTAATCTTCCACTTGGAGCAGTTGTATTTATGCCGACCGCTCCAGTACCTGTTATTCTCAATCTCTCTGTGCCACTGGTGCTAACAGCAAAAGTATTAGCTGCTGGTGAAAATGCTCCGGTATCAGCATCACTTATAAATTCGATTGACGGTAATGAGGCCGTACCAGATCCAGCAATCAAAGATCCTAGAGCAGTAACATCACCGCTAAATCTTCCGCTACCAATAACGTGTAATGTTTCGCTTGGAGTTGAGGTTCCTAGTCCAACATTTGTCCCATTATCATAAATTATTCCGCTAGTTAAACTATTAGTTCCATTCCATCGAGAAACATAGCCACTAGTTCCAACTCCGGTAGTTAAATTAGCTGGAAATAATCCGCTAACGCTACTATTAAAATTTGTAATATTACTAGCTGTGTGAGTATGACCACTTACACTAACCTGTACGTTATTAACACTTAAACTAGTAAAATTACCGCTATTAGCAGACAATAATCCGCTACTAATTGTTAGTCCGTTTGTGAAAGTGTGATTGGCGCTTATGCTTCTTGCTTCATTAATGTGAACATACTGAGCATGATCATCATCCCCCAATCCGAACAAACTTCCGTGGTCATTCTGGCTAACTCCATATGTGCTTGTTATAACGCTTTTACGTATGTCTAATATGCTTTGTAGACTACTTTTGGGAGTATTGGTGAATGTAGCATTGGTAAGAAAAATCAATCTGTATAGTGGCCGTAATTCATTAGTCGGAATATTTGTTAAATTAATATCACTCCAAATATTATTATTTTCAGCAGCGCCTAAACTACTATCTTCTCGCTGACCCATAATGGCTAAGATAGGATCGTTCATATCATTGGTAGCCACAATCCACATAGCAAAATATCGGTTATTAGGAACGTTAGGCGTTGTCCATGTTCCACCAGAATATAGATTATACAATGCTCGTGTAGCATTATATTTTAATGGATATGGTGTTGAAACGTCTCGTACCCATTGTCCTGTGCTTCCGCTATGATAATAGACAGGAATGTAGGCTATTGGACTTAGTTGTTGAGTAAATTCAACCCCATTATTACCATCAACAATATTAATAATAATATCTTCTTGATAAAGGGTTCCATCACTAATATCAATTTGAGCATGACTATTGGAACTACCATTTCCAAGTAAAGTATATCCACCAATACTTAAGCCATTTATATATTGCATACCAAAAGTGTTGTGAATCCACTTGTGAGTCATACTATCCATGCGTATTCCGTGACGTTCTTCACCAAAGAATGTGCTTTGATTAATATCGCCATTCCAATGAATAAAAGCTATTGGTACGTCGGTATCAAAATTAAAAAATGTGGTTTTAGTATCTAGTAAGCCTGTATCAGTATTAAAATGAATATAATTTAGTGCTGTTCCACTACCTATAACAATACTTTCGCTTGTGGTTTTAGTAACCTTCACGCCCTCAATGTACACATCATAACTGGCTCCAGTTGGAGCAATAGTAAAAGTTCTGGTACTATCATTAAAACTAATAATACTATCAAGTCTATTAACAAATCCCTGTGGCTCTAAGCTTAGTTCATTAATTTCTGTGTGAAGATTATCTAATCTAAGGGTATTGGCAACATCGTTATAAGTTAGTTTAACTCCTGTTCCAGCAACTAAAAATCCACTTCCCAGATTATCTTGTATAGTTTCTAGAATTACTCCACTAATATTAGCATCAATAGTATAAATTCCACTGGTTGATGATACAACAATGCCGCTACCAGCAAGTATATTCTTAACAGGAATTAATCCACTAACAGAACTATTAAAGTCTGTGATATCAGAAGTTGTGTGAGTATGAATAGAATTAGCATAATTACCGCTGGGCTGTAAACCGCTAACACTTATGGTATAGTTTCCAGAACTTGAACTTACATTAACATATCCACTTCCTAGTACATTTTTCACAGGAAGTAGACCGCTTACTCCGCTATTAAAGTCTGTTATGTCGCTGGTGGTATGACTATGACCAACAAGGCTATAGTTTCCACTTGGCTGTAAGCCGCTTGTGCTAATAGTTAATTGGTTAGCAAGATCGTCATAGTTTAATATTATATTTGATCCAGCAATTAAAAGATCATTAATTCTATCATCAACTTCTTCGCCAGTTAATCCAAATTGACCGCTAACGGCAACGGTAAAATCTCCGTTACTGCTACTAACACTAATACCACTTCCAGAGATAATATTTTTAACTGGATATGGGACGTTGGGTATGTCTCTGCCATCTATATTTAGTCGATATCCGGGACCAACATCTGTCCAATATAAATCACTACTAGTTGGAATACTTTCATTTTCATAGTTAGCTCTATATAGTCTTCCGTTTTCATAAACTAAATCGTTAACTAAATACCTTGTTCCATCAACTAAAGTATGATTTGCTGTCCAAGGAACTGCCGCATCAAATGACGCAGGAAGAAGCCCGCTAACGCTACTATTAAAATCAGTAATATCACTAGCAACATGATAATGGATTCCACTAGCATAAATTCCACTAGGCTGTTTATTATCTAAAGCATTTTGTAAATTATTAATGTCGGATATTTCATGAGAGTGTCCGACTAAAGAATAATTTCCACTAGGTTGAAGCCCAGAAACACTTATAGTTAAACTATCTAGACTATCATTATAATTAAGATTAACATATGATCCAGCTTTTAATAGATTATCTACTCTATCGTCAACTTGTTCACCGGTTAGTCCAAATGTTCCGGTCACACTTACTGTAAAATCTCCACTACTATTACTAATACCTATTCCACTTCCAGCACTAATATTCTTAACAGGTAATAAGCCGCTCACACTGCTATTAAAATTAGTAATATCGCTAGAATTATGACTATGGCCAACCAAGCTATAGTTTCCGCTAGGTTGAAGACCACTGGTTGAGACAACAATACTACCAGAGGTTAGTGGACCTATAACTATACCAGAGCCACCCACTAAAGTTTCGCTAATAATAGTTTTAGTATTATTTGTAAAATTTGATGGCAATAAAGGTAATACTGTACTTAACTCTAAATTGACCACCCCGCTTTGCACAATCTCCACAACAGAAGTTTCTGATTCTGTAGAACTTGTGATTTCTAGGGTTGTGATATTTTCTATAACTTCAACAGTATTATCGCTCATGGAGTACAATCCAGTAGATTAGTAGATTTGCTAAATCGTTTATTAAGTGTTATTGTGCCATAAAGCAATCGTGTTGTATATTTTCCACCCTCAGCATATAAATCTTGTGGACTTTTTAATTCAAGATCATATTTAGCAGATGAAAAGGTGAGAGTATTCGTATAGGCCGCAGATAATAATAAGGTTATGGTTCCATTAGGCTCATCAATATAAAACTTGTAGTTGCTGTTTGGGGCGTCAGTAGTTAAAAAAGTGGTCGATTCATTATTGTTGGTTGTCCATATTATTCTGGCGCAATAATCGGTCAATGGTATAATATTTCCATCACTATCTTTATATTTTACGGTAAGAGAGTATGAACTACCTTGATCTATAGTAAAATCATATTTACTGGCTGACATAATATGTCCCTTTTGGTGGTGAAATATAACCTTATATACACCTAAGAGTATTTATCGTAAACTAAGTCTAGATCTATGGGACTTAATGAATATCCCTGTCCGGGACTTAAACTTTCTATTATACTATTTATTTGATTATATCTCTGGGTAATAAATGGTCCACCACTACTAGTATACCATTTGGATACTCCATTTATCCAACAATTTGGATTGCGAACCCATATCCCAGCATCACCAACTCCACCATAAGGATTTTGAGACGAATATACCAAACGATCAGTTGAAGGATTTTTATTAACTAATTTATTACTTGTGCTAGAGTTAATATGGTTAGGAATAATACTTTTATCTATTGGACGTAAACTATATCTTAATTTATTCTGATATAATTTTAATCCTTTAGTATAAAGCGGCATTAGATTATTCCAATTGCTATATTATATTAATCCTAAAATTGATGAGCCATTAATACCTTGCTCATACTTGAATGCTATACTTCCGTATGTGCCAGTATAGGAATTTTCTATCATTACAGAGGCTGATGATAAAGAAAACTTTGCTTCTCCAGAGATACTACCACCGTCATTGTAAGAACTATCATTAAATATACAATTTCCAACAATTGTACCAGTATTTCTCGAAGTTTCATTAAAGGTGCAGTTTCCACTGATTGTATAAACCGATTCTAAACGAGAGTCTCCATTAAATATCCATGTTGGGTTAGGAGCAGTAAATATTAAAGCCGAAGTATTTACAAACCATGTAGTAGAATTAGGCAAGGTAAACGTCACAGGGGTAAGAGACGAAAAGGTTATAGTACCACTTACTCCACTACCGACAAAAGCATTAGATGATGTTCCACTATAGCTAGAAGCAGTAAATATAGCGTTTCCAACAATAGTACCAAAATTTTTAGCATCATTATTAAATACGCAGTTTCCAGTAACAGTGCCTCCGCTCATAGTTCCAAAATTAAATGTTGCTACTCCTGTAACAGTGGTGCTTATTCCCAGATTAACATAACCCGTGCCGCTATTTTGTGTAAAATTAACAACCGTTGGTGTGCTACCACTATTACTTTCAATACCAGCGGATGTTATAACGCTATCAATAGAAGATGGTAAACTTATAGCTTGAACAGTATGTGACGAGTTATTCCACCAATTACCAAGATTATTCCAGTCAGTATCTACAGCAGCATTATAGTATAATGTACGAGCAGACAACCCATTAACATAATCCGTACCATTCCAATTGCCGTCACCACTGCTATTGAGAGTGGTCGATGCTCCATCTATATAATATGTTGTTGATCCGCAAGTATTATCATAGCCTCTTCCGGGGTTGGCTATGTTGGTGTTACATCCATTGTAGTACACATAGCCATCCCATGTTCCGTTTCCACTACTGTTGAGCGTGGTTTCTACGTTATTAATGTAGTAGTAGAAACCGTTCCAACCGGTTGCTTGTACGGAGCCGTTATAATAAGCTTGGCCGTCGTAGAAACCGCTACCATTGGAGTCAAGCGCTGTTGCGGTATTAGATATGTAATAAGTGCTGGTGTTGGAGTCATAGCCAGTACCGCCAGAATTTTCGCCAAGAGAGGTTTGTACGTTGTTGATGTAGTAGTAAAAACCGTTCCAGCCGGTCGCTTGCACAGAGCCGTTGAAATACGCTTGACCGTCGTAGAAACCGCTGCCGCTTGAGTCGAGTGTGGTTTCTACCCCGCTGATCCAGTAAACGTTTCCTCCGCACCCGCCGTTGAAAACATTATCCACGCCGGTGTAGTTAGCCTCCGCTAATGTGATGCCGCCGGAATAAACTACGCTGTTCCAGCAGCCGTCGCCGTTGCTGTTGAGCGTGGTTTCTACATTGTTGATGTAGTAGAAATAGCCGTTGTATCCGGTCGCTTGCTCAATGCCGCCATAGTATGCCTTGCCGCTCCAGAAGCCGTTACCACTACTGTCTAGTACAGTTTCTTCTCCCCCTACGAAATAAATACTCAAATCACTATTCCATCCAGTAAAACCGTTATATGTTGTTGTTCCTGTTACTGTGCCTATGTTGTATGAGCTATTGTTAAATGTGGCATCGCCGGTTACATTACCATCATTATATGAAGTACCATTAAACGTACAGTCTCCAACAATTGTACCCGTATTTTTTGAGGTACTATTAAATGTGCAATCTCCTTCAATTGTATAGCTTGACTCAAGATAAGAATCACCATTAAATGTCCATGTTGGATCGGGAGTAGTAAATGTCAAAGCTGAAGTATTTACAAACCAGGTATTCGAATTAGACAACGTAAATGATACCGGCGTAGCTGATGAAAAAGTTATAGTGCCACTCACCCCATTGCCAGTAAAAGCATTAGATGATAGGCCGGTATAACTAGAAGCAGTAAATGTAGCGTTTCCAGTAATCGTTCCACGACTGATACTGTCGTTATTAAACACACAATTACCAGTAATATTACCGTCCACCATAGATCCAGCATTAAATGTAGCTACGTCCGTAACAATTATGGCAATAGATAAGTTGCCATTGTTTTGTGTAAAGTTAACAACAGTTGGTGTACTACCGCTATTACTTAGAATTTCAGCAGAGCTGACCACACTATCACTACTAGTTGGCAAAGATGTGGCCGGAACAGTATGTCCAGAATCATCCCACCAGTTACCTAGTTCGTTCCAATCAGTATTAACTGCTCCATTATAATATAGTGTTGCCATTTTTTATACCTTTTTATATTTTATATTTAATAGCCCGGAACAAATGCTATAACGTCCCACTTATTTCGATCAAGATCATAGGTGGCCGCTAATAAATCCATAGTTCCGCTAGTGCTACTAAATGGTAGTGGGTTTGAGGCGCTACTAGGAATTTTAAAATTACTACCAAGACTAACTGGAATATTATTTGCTTTGTGGGTTATTCTCCACCTTAAGCTTTGACCGTCAGTAGGATTAGAGGGATTAGCTAATGTGCCACTACTCATTATATTCAAATCAAAAATATCTCCAAGACTAGCATTGGTGTTAATAACTCCGCTAACATTTCCAAGTTGGACTACCGATGTTCCGCCACCACCGCCGCCAATAGCGCTACTAATTTCACTCAGACTAATCTTTTTGGTAACGCCACCACCAGAAGGATTATCCATAAATAAGAATATATCATCATTAGTTAAACTTCCGCTTCCTTCTGGAAATTCTTTTATTCGCTTAACTGACATATTAATCTCCCAATTTTAGGGCATTAAGCCTGTTTTGTTAAAATATTTTCTATATATAATCCTATTACACTTTTTCTATATAAATCTATTTTCATAGTGTCTATATCTATATTATTTTGTTGTAATAGGTCTTTAAAATCTATCGGTGTTCTTTTTTTACCTACTAGTAAAGAACATATTAGCTTAGAGTTGACTTCTTCCATTACTGGCAAGTTTGTTAATACATCTAGTTTGAGTTGTTCTAAATTTAATATTTCTGCTTTTGTTAATTGTCTAAGATTTTTCTTATTATTCAAACCTAAGAATGAACTTGTTAATACTTCTGATATATTATCCCAAGCGTTTTCTGTCCATACTATAAGTTCCGCAACAGAGGGTTTTGATCTTGGTTTTTCAACTCTTTGTTTTCTTGGTTGAGTGTCTTTTGATAGCGGAGGTCTTCCGTTTGGATTTGGAGGGTCGGCCTGTTGTGTATTTCCACCGCCAAGCTGTGGAGGTTTTGTTGCTACTGGAACTAATAAACTTTTTGGCACACTAGTCTTTAAACCAAAATCTTGTGGAAGCATTTTTCCTGTTTGTAAAGCTATCTTTTCAAGATTTTGCTTATGTTCAGCGTTATGGTAAGGTCCAGCTTTTGGTGGAGTTTTTTCTTCTTGCCTATCAGAAACTTCTCTTTTGATTCTAATTTTTTCTATTTCTGGTATTTCTTTAAATCTTTGTAGTAATGTTTCGCTACTGATAATGTCTCTATCAGCAAGCTCTATTAATAATTTCTTTTCAGTAGCTTCATCAGCAAGCGTGGCTTTATCAAACTGAATATGTGCCTTGTGCCTAAAACCCATAGACTGTCTAACTAGCTCTATTTCTTTTTCCCAAAATCTAACTAGTAAATCTCTTCCATATTGTAATCTTTCAACAAGAGTCTTTAATGAAATAAAGTTATTAGTAAATCCACCACCATTTGTCGCCATGCCAGTTAGGGTTGGTGGGACGCCAAGACCAGCGTAGATACTGTTTAAAACAGAGTTATACTTTTCTGATCCTAAAAACTTATATACTTCACTATTAGATTCTTGGAATGTTAATTCTGGACCCCAAACAAGTTCCATCGTTCCGCCGCCAACGTTGCTAGCTAAAATATCTCTTAGCTTGTTAATTGCAGTCTTGCTTGGTAATATCTTATGTTCTAGATTTCCAAGCGTCCATAATCTTATGTTAGATATTGCCCCATCTAATGCAGATAGATCAGCTAGTCTCATTTTTTCTAACATTATAATATCATCTAATATGGCATATATCATGGGATTTGCCCATTCATGCCAATCGTCTTTCTTATAATGAAAAACGCTTAATCTACTTGTATCAAGCTCTACTTGTCTTTGTCCACTCTTAATGGCATTTTTAATGTTATCTGGAAGAGTATTGAGAACATCCGATGGTATATCTCCGTCCGCAAATTTATCTAAGAATGAACCAAGATTTATAGTATATGCCGACTTACCAAGAAATAATGATAATTTACCATCTCTGGACTTTATAGATAATGGATTAAAAAAGTTATATCTCCAAGGAATTGTATTAGACTTAATATTAGGAGTTTCAACCTTAATATCAGATGCTAAAGACTTCATGTACTTGCTTAATCTTGGGGTTACATTAGCATAGCTTCTATATATAATAACATTTCCGGTTTTATAAAGATTATTGAGAAATCTTTCTGATCTTTCTTTGCCATTAACACTCTGGAACCATTGCTGATAGAATTTTTCAACACTTTTGTTTTGATGAACTATTTGAATGCCCTGACTGCCAAAATCACCCATTAAGTCTATTATATTTCTAATAATACCAACCTTATCATAAGCATCCATGCACATTTTTATAGCGCGAAGTTGCTGCGCTGGAACGGCCTCATTTGGCCTAAAAGCATAGTAATCATTCTTATCAAAATATGGCTTTACAGACTTATTTGGTTCAATATCTATAAAATGTCTGTATGTGCTGCCCTGTGTTTTTGGTAATCCTGCATATGAATCAATATTATATGACATTTGAGCCATAGCCTTGTTTTTGCTCTCGTCATCTGACCAAGTTATCATATCACTATTCATTTTGTCCTCAATTGGATTATAATTGGATTGATTACCTTTTAATACACATCTTTCATATTTTCTGTGAACCAGCTTGGTCCATAATACATTTTTTCATCTGGGTCTTTTTGTTTTCCGTGTGCATCTCTACCTGTTGCAAATCCTCCATAGAAATTATAAGCTTCTTGCGTTGGGGTTCTTTGTATAGTTCTTGCGGCCATGTTTGCCATTAATAAAGCAGAATATCTATCTTTTCTCATTTTACTTTTTCTACCAGTTCCAATTACAAACTCTGGTGTATCCCATCTATCTCTACCGCTATTGCTTTGGGTCATTTGTATCATAGATAATTCATTCTTTAGTTCTTCTATCTCTAATACTGACTCTTCTAATGTATCAAACATTCTATTTTTTATCGAGTCCTCAGAAGAAGATAGGGCCAGTGATACAGAATCAAAATAAGGAAATAGTAGAGCTTTATCTTCTAAGTCTTTTCTTAGTCCGTGATTTGCTTCAGAAAGCCAATCATATTTAGCAAATTGGCACATTTCTACTATATGTAGTCCACGCTCATTGTCTGTGTCTTTTGGCTTGTTGTCCTCTATAATTGGCCATATTGGTAGTTCATCTTCTTTTATTTTATCTTTATCGTGTAAGGATTCTATTATAGCAATACCGCCACCTTGAGCATCCAAAGAAATGTGAACACATGGAAATAATTTCATTAAATCTCTTATTTTTCTGGCACAATATGAATAGAAATCTGTTTCTGAAATATAGCCCCTTTTAACCTTTTCTTTATGTTCTGATCTGGTTGTTGTCCAGCAATAAACAACCCTTCTATGGTCACTATTTGCCTCTAGAACAACTATAGAAAAATTATCCACTTCTGATGCAGGGTCAACACCAAATATATATTTTTTATTAACATCTCCAATTAAACTAGATTCGAAGTGAATAATATTGCCTTGGCTATCTTTTATTTCAGAATCTTTAGAAATAACGCATGATTCTATTAACGATCTCTTAAAAAAGCCCTGAGAATCTCTTGTAAAACAAGCTCCGTATTCCATTTGATATATGCCAGTATGAACGGTAGCCTTTGATCTTGCTACTTGATCAGCATCCATAAAACCCGGAGGTAATAATTCATATGGCATTCTTATTATAGAATACTGTGTCCAATCAAAGTTTTCTGGTGGATCTTCTCCAAAGATTTCTCTTAGTTTATTTTTTTGCCCCTTGCTGTGTATTATTGATTTCCACTTTTTCCAGTAAGAAGCAAAATGGTTAAAATCATAATAAGCAGTTCCAGATAGTATAATTTGGTTATCTTTTTGATCTTTAGAAGTTTCTTCTGGTAAGATTTCAATTCCTAACTCTTTAGCTTTTTTCTGTGCAGCCGCTCTTTTAACGTTTTCTATTGGGTCGGCACTTACCGCAGCAAATCCAGCAACAACGTTTTCAAAAATATCTCTTGGAATAGAAGCAAATTCGTCCGCTATAATATCATTAGCTCTTTGTCCTCTAATTTTTTGACCATCACCAAGAGGTAGACAGGTTATTACGCTGTCATTTATTCTCATTGTACATCTATCGACATCTCTCGTAGGGCCGCTATTTGAATCACATATATCTCTAAGCATTGGAGAGTTTCTCCATATAGTTTCCATATATTCAAATAATACTTTTGACTGTCTAAATGCTGCGCCAACCACAACAATCTTTCTTTTTGGAAATATTAATCCTCTTAATAGGGAATATAAAGCAAGCTGAAAAGACTTACCAAAACCTCGACTAGCTATCAACATTGGGAATTTGCGATTCCACAATTCATTAATAATTAGTGCCTGAGACGGTAAAAGCTGGGTATTAAGAATTTTACTTGCAGTAAAAGATAAATACTCTGGCCTACTCATGAGCCAAGCTAGCTTTAGATAAAAGTCATCTTCAGAAGACTTTAATATCGACATTGGATTAAAAAGACGTTCTTCTGGAACATCTAAACCAAGCCAAGCCTCATTAATTGTTTTTAACTTATTCACGACGAAAAATGCCAATCTTTTAATATGGTATCAGCAAACCCATAGTAAATTGCTTCATCTGCTTGCAGATACCAATCTCCAAGCTTAAACTTTCTTACTAAGTACTGTTTAACTTGTTTTTCACTTGGCTTTTTTCCAAATTTTTCATAAAAGAACTTTCCATTAACACAGCGTTTAGCATATATATTAAACATTGTATCACATATTTTCTTTTCGTATTCTGCCGCATTCATTACGTTTAGATATTCACCAGCCATAGCAGAAGAACCATAGTGACACATAAAATGGGCATTTGGTGTTAACGCTCTATAATCCGCCGCTTGTAAGATAATACTACTCATAGAAGAAGCTTGGCCATAAGCTATAATTGTTACATATGATCTACACATGCTTATAGCATCATATATAGCCATACCATCTTCCCAATAACCACCTATACTTTGCATATGTATAGTTATTGCTTGATCGCTTTTCATATCTAGCGCCCTTAAGTTCTTTAAGAACGTATTTGACATTCTATACTCAACACCGGGATTTTCATTATCCTCTGTGTGGTAATGATTATGGAGAAATATTTCCCTAGTGGCTATATTTGCCCCGTATTCATGGAAATCTTTTAGTAATTCTGGCTGTTCTGCCATTATTTTTTTCTCCCAATAGTGTACATTTCATTGATTCTTTTAAAGATACTACTAACTGCTAAAAATGCATTATGTTTATTACCACAAAATAGTACGTGAACATTATTATATATCTGAAATTCTATTAAGCACTTTAACATATATTTACCAGTAATCTTAAGTGATGCCTTGTTCTTTACTGGTATTCTGGTTTCCTCTGGGAACTTTATTAAATCCTCTAAAGAAAATTCTAATACTAGAAACTTATGAGGGAATGGTTCCATTCTGGTTATTTCGTCTAAGAATGTGTGCTTTTTCTGTCCAAGGTTTACCGCCAACTCTTCTACGCAGCCTTTTCTTTCTACGCAAACTTTGTCCTCAAGACCTTGTATGGTATAATCTCCAGTATCTAATTTATGCTCTACCATTCCAGCGCAAGTATTAAATGGACCAAAATAGTATCCATCTTGCTCCCTTGTGTCTTTTATAACGGTAAATTGTGGTGCAGTTTTATAAACCATCTTGTATTATTGTTGTAAATAGGTTTTCATATTGAGACTCATGATATTTAATTGAATCATGACACTTTTTACATAAAGTTATTCCATTAGATATTTCATATCTTAAAGCGTGAGCATTTGCCCATTTTTTAATATGATGAACTTGTAGTCTATTTTTAGATTTACATCCCGGCATCATACACTTTTTACCATCTCTTTTAAGAACCTTTTTTCTAAAGTCTTCATATGCTGGGTCTTGATAATTTCTTTTCATAGTAAATAAATCTTATCTATTCTAGATGTTTTTTTAATTTTTCTACATACTATTCTCATACTTACAGAAGGATCTTGAGAGATAATAATATATATTAAATTATCAATTACTAATTTACATGCGTCATCTGGATCTTGTGCCGAGACGAAAATTATTGGGAATGGATTATTATATTCCTTTAGTTTAAGATGCTTAATTAGTCTGTATGTACTAGATATATCTAGCATTATTTTATAGTTTTTCATTTAACTTAGAATCTATCATTAATGATATTAAGTCCTTTATATCATATTCTGGCTTCCATCCAAGTTTCTGTTGAGCCTTAGAAGAATTTCCAAGTAGATAATCTACTTCTGCTGGTCTGTAAAATGCATCATCTATAAATACAAATTTACTCCAATCAGAGATTCCAACATGAGAAAATGCCATATCTAAGAATTCTCTAACTTTATATGTTTTTCCAGTGCATATAACATAGTCATCTGGACTATCTTGCTGTAGCATTAGCCACATTGCTCTGACATAATCACCAGCATATCCCCAATCTCTGTAAGAGTCAAGATTTCCAAGCCCAAGCATTGGGAATGGCTCTATGTCCTTATCATTGCTATATATTTTATAGTCTTTGCCATATAGGTTATTGTGATTTAGTCCATTACCATCCAGCCAAAGCTTAAAGCTAACGACCCAATTTGTTATCTTTTTAGTAACAAAGTTATCTCCGCGTCTTGGGCCTTCATGGTTAAATAAAATTCCGCAGCTTGCATGAAGACCGTATGCTTCTCTAAACAAGCGAACGGCGTAATGGGCGGCACATTTTGCTATAGCATATGGAGATTGTGGCAAAAACTTAGTGTCTTCATCTTGATATTTTTGACCACTTTCTGAAACCACATAAGAGCTACCAAACATTTCACTAGATGAGGCTTGATAAAATTTAATATGATTTAAATTAAGATCTACAATTGCTTGTAATATGTTAATACAGCCCTTTCCAGTAATATCCCATGTTAGTCCCGGCTGTTTAAAGGATGTGCCAACGTGAGACTGTGCTGCCAAATTATAGATTTCATCTACATGTTCGGTATTATTCAATATATTTATAACACTACTAGAATCTGTGATATCTCCCTCAATCAATTGAAACTTAGGATGATTTAGAACGTGTTTTATTCTTGTTGTTGTATCTGTGCTACTTCTTCGTGTCACGCCGATAACATCATAATTTTTCTCTAAGAGTAAATCTGCTAAATGGCTTCCGTCCTGTCCCGTTACTCCAAATATTATCGCTTTCTTCATTATTAATCCTTTATAGTATCTGGTGTTAAGAATGGTTGGTCAACTTGTCCGTCCTCGTACTTGTGAAATTCGCTCAAACGCTTTTGCTCGTTTTTCATAGCGAGTCTCATCTTCTCCATTTCAATTCCATATTTTTTTATCATTTCTGGATTTTGAATTAGTGATGCTACCCATGATGTGAAACTTTGTTTGCTATCCTCTAGTCGCTTAATGCGCTGCTCTCTTGTTCCCTTCATCTCTCTAAGCATACTTCCCTTTTTGCTTTGTAACTCGCGGTAGTCCCTATTTAAAGACTCCTGAGAGGCCCGTAGGGATGCTAGCTGACGCTCTAGGTTCATTAGATAGTCGCGGTCCTGTTGATCCTTGTCTTTTGTTCTCTCGTCACGTATTAAGTTCTCAAGAATGTTCATCTCATTTAGATTATCCTTATTACTCTTTAAGCAGCGGTTCATGAGTATTTCTAGTTTTATAACATCGACTACCTGTAGTTCTTCTGTTGGAAAAACGTCATCTTTAAACTGGGCGATAATTCTACTCCAGTGATACTTAAATAGTTCTAATTCGTCTTTGGTAAATTGGTTTTCTAGTTCTCTCCAGTAGGGGCGATCTTCTAATGCAAATGCTGCCTCTTCTTCTGATGATATGTTGCGCTTAAACTTACGCTTAACAAAAGAATCAATAGACTCAATATCACGATCTAGCTTCTTGGCGATAATGTCAACAGTTAACGAATCTACGTTTTCGCTTATGAATCTTATTTCTTCTTTAGATAATCTGCCCTTTTTCATATATCAAAACCGTGATCTTGCACGATCTCCTTTATTAACGCTATGATTTGTTCTTTTTTCTTTTTAGGAAGATAAGCATTACTTATTAGTTTTAGATAGTCGGCGCGATACTTTGGTGGTAGGTGGGTGTCTAATATTTCTTTAACGCGGGACGCATCTATGGTGTTGTCGGTATCTTGGGGCCTTGATAATATAAACTCATCTTTTGAGAGATACGAGGGTTTTAAAACCTTTTTCTTTTCGTCTTCACCCTTAATATAATAGTTATCACGTATAAAGTTCTTTAGTCTATTAGATAGGTGGACTGCTAGGAAGTTTTCCAAGGGGCGACCTTCTTCATAACGATCAAGTGCGTCCATACATATTATAAAAGCCTCTTGTTTTATATCGTCAATGTCATAACCATGAAAAACATATTTTGCAGATATTCTATCAACTACTATATTTATCTGATCGATAACTTGTTGTTGTGTCATTGTTGATGGTATTTTCATTCAATTGGCTCCATATTTACTTTATACCAATTTGAACCATCATAAAACTTCAGAACATTATCCTGTAATACTAGCGAGTTTTTCTTAACACCAACATCTCCCGAATTATCGAACTGTACGCAGTTCGTTTGGATTTTCTTAATATTCACCTTGGGCGACTGTAAAGCTATCTGTTTATTATACTTTTTAAGTAAAGAGATTAGCTCTTCGCTAAAATTCTTATTAGAGCAAAGATCTTCAAATGCTATTGATGATATGTTAGAGTCTAATCTGCCGACTATACTATTAGGTTCGACTTTAACAGCAAGAGGTAAGAAGGGGGCTGATGAAGAGATTAGAACGTTATCAGAATATAAACATTCTGCATATCCTTTTGGGAGAGAAGCCTGTGCTATTATATGATCACAATCTGAGCATGAAAATGTTTCACACCCATTTGTACAGAGACTTTGGCTTTTATCATCTCCATATGATATGGGGATTTCTCTAACTAAGAAAAACCTTTTATTATCTTTCTTTAGTCTGCCTATACCATGTTCGTATTTTATAACATTATTTTTACGAACTTGCTGTAGAGAATAGAAAAAGCAATCGGATTCAGAGAAGTTCTTAGAAAAGGAGCAATCGTTAGTAAGAGTCTTGTTTCTTATAGCAAACTTAAAAGGCTCATATGCTTCACAAAGGGGCTGGATTCCTAATAGTTCAACATTATTATTGTTATCTATTAGTGCGGCCTCAACTATCAGCTTGCTCGTTATCTTTAAGTTCAGATTCATCCTTTTCCTCGTTTTCCGACCCGTCCATCAAATTTGATAAGAGATCTAATATGGGCTTGTCGGGCATGGATAAATCTAATGCTATTTCTCTGCGAAGTTCCGCAGTTGCCCTACATTCTAGCTTGGACTCTACTTGACGCTGCTTTTTATATTTCATGGGGATTCTCCTTTATATAATATACACCGTAGCGATATAAGGCACATGATTCGTGCGAAGCGGTTAGGGGCGATGTTGGGGGATTGGGTAATACATTAATAATTAAATTTGGTGATTTTGTATGAACCACCCAGCCATTTTTCGCAAAATCTCGCAAATTACCCATATAAGATAAAACCCCCACCCTTCCTATTTTAACATTATTCATAAGTGCTTGATATGCAAAGACTTATGATATGAGTAGTGGGCCATTTGCGACGTAAGTTGTTTAGTACCAATGACTTACAGCAAATAAAAAATTTTCTGAATAGACGCTTGACAAGCTAAAGAATAGTTCCTACAATGTCGATATAAGAAGTAAGGAGAAAAGAGATGACCATTCAAGTTCAAAACGTTGTTCGCCGCCTTGTTGCTCGTCACGGTTATTCGGCCACGTTCGTGCAGAATCTTGGCGAAGGTATCTATCTGTACAGCATTGGCGGAATCATGTATCGCATCCGTGGCGATGGCACGATCCTCTAAACAAACGTACAGTATTGACTCACTAAAGATTCTTCCATATAATTCAGATATAGAAAGCAAGGAGAAAAGAAATGAGTTGCCCTGACCCACTGCACGATTACGAGGATTGGAATGAGGATTCGATGGAAGTTATCGATTACGATAATCCCGAATGGGATCCGATCATGGGTGATATTGACGATTACCCGGAAACGGATGATGAGTGGCTGGACGATTTCCAAGGCGAAGAGGATATGGGGTGACATATGTACACCGGTATTCCTGCGATTGTTGCAATCGTAAAAGACATCAACACTAAACGTAAGTAGTTGGTATCTAAAGACTTAGGATCGGTTGGGCGGGCCATTTTTGTCATAAACCCTTATGCCACAACAACTTACGATCACCCTCTTGTGCTGCCTAGTTTTTACTCACACCATATGTAGCGGGTGTTGCAAAATGCTACACGTTGCAGTATCTCAGCCTAAAATGCGATGCAAAATGCTACACCACTGTAGCAAAATGCATCGTAGGCAATCGCTGCCCAAAATGAGTCATAGCGTTTTCATCGGGAAAAACAGCAAAAAAATATTTTTTGGTTTGGCACACCATATGCACTATATAGAGGTATAAGAAAGAAAGAAAGTGAGAATGAAAATGAGAAAGTCAGTTCAAAATGCGGTTAAGAGAGTTCATCAAGAAGCTAGGATTGCAAAAGCATATTCCATGCCAATCGTGAATAAGGACTTGGTTCAGAACGATCTGAATGTCAAGAAATTTTACGAAAGCCTAAAGAAATAGGCTTGACCCAACCGATAAAATACTGTAGAATACTTCATAAGAAAGAGAGTGAAAGATGTTTGAGCTTGGTGATAAAGTGAGACTTGTGGTAGATGGAAAAGCTGGTGATATTGGAGAAGTTGTGCTGTGGTATTACGATGAAGGGAATGTGTGGGTTGTAGACTTTGGGGCTTTTGAGATGCTTTGTAACGATGTCATGATCAAGGCAATCTAGTAAGGATAGATAAACATGAAAGAATATTTCATCTACACTGTTTCGGGAAATAAGATGATTGGTAGAGTCTACGCTGAAAACTGGGTTGATGCTAGGTTAGAGGCTTCGCGTATTCTGGGTTATTCTTTCAAGGAAGTTTTCGCCTCTGAGAAGCCGCTCTAATTAGGAAAGGTAGATAAGATGACTAGAACAAAGATTATGCAAAAGATAGTTAGCTTGATGTTTGAAATTGACACCTACAAAGAAGCTAGGATGTATAAGAAGGTTGAGGAACTTAGGCAAAGAATCGAGATATTGGAATATTCCTTGCAATTGTGCAAGGATGACTTGACAGCCTCTTGACCCAAGCGTATAATTCAGCAACTAAGGAGAAAAGAATGACAAAGTTCGCCATTATCGAAAACGCCAAGATTCAAGCCCGTATGTGCTTTGTTGGAATTGCTATTCCTCATCAGCCTAGCCTTGCCAGCGGAGAATATGGTCCGATTCGTTCGGAAAAAATCTTGAAGTTTAATCGCAAGGCTTTGCGTCGTGCTGGTAAGGTAAAGTGTGAGAAAGCCGATTCACGGCTGGTAGGTGGTAATGATACCATGATTGTAAAGGTTGGAAAGCCCGGCAGTAGTGAGCGTGTTAACGCCCTGCGTAGTTTCTATGAAAGTAACAGTGAGGAAGTAAGCCCGTTTTCTTTTGAATAAAGGAGTATTCATATGTACAGTCTAGATTGGACTAGCGTTACGATTGGCTATGTTGTTGGTATCATGATGTACCATAGTATAGCATTCTTGATTGTTCCAAATAATAGAAAATGAACGTAAGTCCTTGTGGCATAAGCACTTAGGGTCGGGGCGGCGGGCCGCGTTTGCCGTAAGTCCTTATGCCGCAACACTTTACGACGCGAAAAATTTTTCTCATTTGGCATGAAATTATTTTTATTTTTTCCCAAAGATTTCTCTTGCGTTGGTCGATAAATACTGTATAATCAAAGCACAAGGGAAAAAACGATGACGAACATGAAACTTGACTTGCTGGAAATTTTTGCTAAACTGCTCCTGAGTGATCGGCAGAAGATGTCGGTTGCTCAACATAGGGTGTTTCGGGATACGATGGAAAATGTGCGATAGTTTCACACTACAGGGAGAAAAGGTCATGATGAACGATTTTGAAGATATCAACCGGATTCTGGCAGAAATGCGTGACGCTGGCATGGTCGAGCCGATTGATGATGGTTCGCTGGAAGTTCACTTCCATGAGTGGGCAGAAGTCGTTGGGGTTGTTGATGAATTCTATCCCGAGTATGATTGTTACCCGTTTGAAGATGATGGCGCTTACTGAAAGGAAAAACCATGAGTCACCCTGACCCACTTTATGATCCCGATAACGCTTACGAGGACGATATGAATTACGACTATTACAATGATTTCAACGAGATGGCAGAAGGTGGAGCGGATGACGATTGGGAGGATTGGGATGATTCGTATGATGATAGTATGGATGGGGACTTTGATTCGGCCATGCGAGATGCTGGATTTGGGACCGATGAGGACTACGGCTGTTATGGAGAGGATTACTGAAAATGTTGACTATGCAAGAATTTCGTAAAATGGTGAATGATGAACTTCTGTCCACCTGTGGCCTTACTATGAATGATCTGGCCGACTTTGACCTTTACAATTACTATGATCCCGATCTTTCTAAGGAAGAAGCTAGGGAAATTGCAATTGAAGCGGCACACGATTTGCTGTACGATGAGGGTTTTCCTCTAGAGCAAATGAACTGATCGCAAACCCTTGCAGCGTAAGGACTTACGACTCGCGGGGCGGGCGATCCCGATCCTAAGTCCTTATATGACAACGCTTTAGAGCAACGCAAATTCTATACCAAAAAAATCTTTTTCTTTTCTAAAGTTTTCGCTTGACACTGGACGATATAGAGTGTAGAATAGCAGTAACCAAGGAGAAAAGAAGATGAGCGACAATGGCTACAACGGTTTCAAGAACTATCAAACGTGGAACGTGGTGCTTTGGATCAACAATGAAGAAGGGCTGTATAATCTGGCTAGGCAGTGTGCGTCATATGACGAGTTTGTGGATTGTATGCGGGATTTGAATAGTGCTATCGGCTACGAGACTCCCGACAATGTGGCTTGGGCTGATCCTACGATTGACCGCGAAAGTATCAATCGTGATTGGGTCCAAGATTTTGTTGAAGTCTGAGCTTGACAAGTGCCGATGTATACTGTAGAATGTTGAGAGTAACCCACTAAGGAGATGATGATGAACGACGTTCTTTTGTTTGCTAGCTGCTTTGCGATTGTTTCTGGTCTGATTGGTATGTTCATACTGTATCATATTTATAGAGGTGTGCATGATAGCCTTGCTTCTGCTAGTGTTGGTAGTGTATATAACTTCCGCTATGCTCAACCCTTGACGGGCGATTATGAACGTTATCTTGCGAAAGTTGTTGGGATTCGTAAGTTGGAAAAGCATGAGATTTCGCGTCTGAATTGGTCTAGCAATTATCGTAGCTATGACAAGATTTTTCAGCGTAGCCCTACGCTTGTTACTTGCGAAATGGCGAACGGTGATTTCCGACAGTTTTACGCCGAACGGTCTGATATGTGCAGGCGTCCTGCGGTTGCTGGACTTCTGTTCAAGTTGGGAGTTGCTCATCTTTTCTAAATAACCCATCTTACCGCCGGTCCTAAGTCCTTGCCACACAAGGGTTTAGGATCGCGGCGGCGGGCGATCCCGAACGTAAGTCCTTATATACCATATACTTAGAACCAATTAAATTTTTGCTTGACAAATGCCGATATACAATGTAGGATACCTAGACACGGAGGAATCATCATGAGAAATTGGGATGATTGGGTGCAGTGTGAAGAAGATAGTGAGATGCTAATCTACGAGGAATACATGGCGTTCATGGAGGAACATGGGGGAGAGTCTCACCTAAAGATCGAAGATCGATGCTGTGGAGATAGCCAGCGACAGTTGCCCTTGACAGACACACCTTTTTAAGATATAATGTCTGAACACTGGAGAAAAAATATGAACATATTTGATGATTATACAGCGGCACAGTTGCGTGAGATATTCCTTGAGCCTACAAACTGTTGGCCGGATGATTTTATACGCTGGGTAAATAACGAGCTTGCGGGTGATTTGCTCGACCAGTGGCTGGATAGTCATGATGACGGCGAATACCGTTCACGAATTAAGGATATTGTGGAAGATTTAACCTATGGGCAAGAGGATGATGATGGTAATGAAATGAGGGAATTTACCACACAAATGAGGCTATTTTATTGAGAATATACGGGCCGCTGGCAGAATGATATCAAAGAAGCCACGGTTAAATGTAAGGCCGAGTATGGCATAACCCGTATTTTTGGGTCATTAGCTCAGTCGGTAGAGCATCGGACTTTTAATCCGTTGGTCGTAGGTTCGAACCCTACATGACCCATTGACAATTTCGTGTGTATAGACTATAATAGGTAGACCAATTTGCCTTCTAAGTATAAAAATATGAATAATATCTACAACGAAAATGTTATGAAATATACCGGCGGCGCTTTACCAGAGCAATATGATCTTCTTTTAGATGAAGAGGATGATATTGTGGTATATGACGATAGCGACGAGTGGTATAACTACGATATTGATAGCGAATAGAAGCAGCGGAGGCCGACGCTTGAGTTGCGGTGGACGCCGGTATAACTCAGTTAGCAGAGTGTCAAATTTGTAATTTGAATGTCGTGGGTGCAAATCCTACTACCGGCTCTTATTGCCCGATAGCACAATGGTACTGCAACGGATTTTGGTTCCGTCGTTTCTAGGTTCGAATCCTAGTCGGGCATTAGTTTAGATCTTTGGAGAAATTAAAAGAAGAGGCAGATAAGTGCATATTAGTATGTGCAAACTGTCATAGAGAATTACATTCAAATATTGCCCC